ATGGCGGATGAGGCGGCGCGCGCGGGCAAGCGGCATGATGCGGCCGTGTCAGACGCACTGGCCACGATGACGGCGCTGCAAGCGCGGATTGGTTCTAAAACGGTTGGGGAAGACGCTGCGGGCGACAAAGCCGCGCAGCAGCGGGCCGTTCATGTGGCGGACGGGACGGCGCAGCCAGCGCAAGGCGCCGGGGTGCGGGCGAAGCCTTCGACAGTCTCCGAGACAGAGGTGGGGCCAACGACGGATGCGGCGGCTCGGATGCGGCCATCGACAATCGGCGATGGCGCGGCGGACGGCGGATGCAGTTCGCATCCTCCCGCGGCGGCCGTTGCTGCTGTCGTTGGGGGCGTGGCCTGGGGCAAGGAAAAAGATGCGAACGATGAAAAAGATGCGAACCGCATGCAGTGTGCCACCGGAACCGGTACGGGCTCTGGTCCTGGCACCACGCCGGGGCTGAGCGATACGGAACTTGGCGTATGGCAGTCGGTGGACTGCGGCGGCATCGAGACCGGAGAGACCGGGGCGGATCCAGCGTCGGTTCTCGATGCGCCGCTGGACGTTGCCGGACTGCCGCTGGCTGCGGGGTTGCGCTTGTGGGAGCTGCAACGCCACCCCGCACAGGAGCCGCCCAAAGGCGACTGGCGCGTCTGGCTGCTGATGGGCGGACGCGGATCTGGCAAGACGCGGGCGGGAGCGGAATGGGTTCACGAGGTCGCACGCAGCACGGGCAAGCTCAGGATCGCGCTGGTGGCCGAAACGCTGGGCGACGCCCGCGAGGTGATGATCGACGGTGTTTCCGGCATCTGCCGGATCGCGCGGCGGCACAGGCCGGAATTCGAAGCCTCGCGCCGGCGGCTGGTGTGGCCGAACGGGACGATCGCGCAGATCTTCTCGTCGGAAGATCCCGAAAGCCTGCGCGGCCCGCAGTTTCACCTGGCATGGTGCGACGAGCTGGGCAAATGGCGGCACGCGCAGGAAACCTGGGACATGCTGCAATTCGGCCTGCGGCTGGGCGACCGGCCGCGGACGCTGGTGACGACGACGCCGCGTGCGGTGGAGCTGCTGCGATCGCTCGCGTCTGACCGGGGCACCGTGCTGGCGAAGATCCGCACGGCCGACAATGCCGGAAACCTGGCGAAAGGGTTCATCGAGGCGCTGAACGAGCGCTACGGCGGCACGCGTCTTGGGCGGCAGGAGCTGGACGGCGAGCTGATCGCCGACCGCGAGGACGCGCTGTGGAGCCGCGACAGGCTGGAGGCGATCCGCCAGCGGCCGGCTGGGCCGCTGGCGCGCATCGTCGTGGCAGTCGATCCGCCGGCGACGGCATCGGCACATTCCTGCTGCGGGATTATCGTGGCCGGGCTCGACGAGGCGGGCCGGGCCGTGGTTCTCGCCGACCTCTCCGTGGTCGGGGCGAGCCCGGCCGGATGGGCGGGTGCTGTGGTCCGCGCCTTCCGTCGCTTCGACGCCGACCGGGTGGTGGCCGAGGTCAACCAGGGCGGCGACATGGTGGCGGCGGTGCTGCGCAGTATAGACGCGGCCCTGCCGGTGACCATGGTGCGGGCGACGCGCGGCAAGTTCCTGCGCGCCGAGCCGGTTGCTGCCCTCTACGAGCAGGGGCGGGTGGCGCACGCCGGCAGTTTTCCCGAGCTGGAGGACCAGATGTGCGACTTCGGCCCTGACGGACTGTCTTCCGGTCGTTCTCCCGACCGCCTCGACGCGCTGGTATGGGCGCTGACGGCGCTGGTACTGGAACGGCGCGGCGAGCCGCGGGTGAGAGAGATTTGATACAAGTTAAAAGGGTATATGTAAACTAATGCATTTTATTGGTGCATTCCGTTCTCGGTTGTGCTTGAGTGCGTGGAGGCCGCGGGATGCACTCTCGGCGGGCGAAAGAGCTGAATTCCTGCAGAGTCAAGCGGCGGCAAGGGAACGGGCGCGTTCCGGTCGGGCTGCTCTGCGCGGATCGGCGTGTTGCGCAAAGGGATTGAGCGGGGCCTTGGCCGGGCGGGCACGGTGAGGCCGCCACGCGCTTGAGGAAAATATTGCTGCGACGGAGGGGATGATGTCGATCAACAGAAAGTTCTTCTTCGACCGGGTGCGCACGCACCTCTACAAGAACGGGCTGGACCAGGACGCCGTGGACGGGCATTCGGCGATACTCGACCGCTGGGAAAAGGACATCCCGAAAGACGACGACCGCTGGCTCGCCTACATGCTGGCGACGGCCTACCACGAGACGGGCGGAAGGATGCAACCGGTCGAAGAGAACCTGAACTACTCGGCCAAGCGCCTGCTCGAGGTCTTCCCGCGGCGCTTCAAGGATGCGGCGGAGGCGGCGCGCTATGCCGGAAAGCCGGAAAAGATCGCCAATCGCGTCTATGCCGACAGGCTGGGCAATGGCGACGAGGCGAGCGGTGACGGCTGGCGCTATCGCGGCCGCGGCCTGGTGCAGATCACCGGAAAGACGAATTACGAAAAGTTCGGGATCGCCAAGTCCCCGGACGATGCCCTGCAGGCGGATGGTGCGCTCACCATGTTGTTCGAGGGCATGATCAAGGGGCGCTACACGGGCAAGGCTCTGGGTGATTTCTTCGACGGGGCACGCGAGGAATGGGTCGAGGCGCGCCGTATCGTAAACGGCTACGACCGCGCCGACGACATCGCCCGCTATGCGAAGCACTATTACTCGGCAATCAGCTACACCACCGGCTGAGGACCTTCTGGTGCCGGCACGGCGGCGGCCGGCATAAACCGCGGCTGCTGCCCTTTCGACGAGGACATTTCCGATGAGATTTCCGTTTTCCTTGCCCTGGCGGCGCGCCGGGGCGGATGGCGTTGCCATTCCCGAAACCAAGGCGACGGCGGGCGGCTTCGTGACGCTGACCGCCGAGGGCCGTGCCCGCTGGACGAGCCGCAGCTATGCGGCGCTGGCGCGTGAGGGGTTCATGCGAAATCCTGTCGCCCACCGCGCCGTGCGGATGATCGCCGAGGCGGCGGCTTCGGTGCCCTGGCTGGTCTACGAGGGCGATGAGGAGGCGACGGACGATGCGGCCGTCGCTCTACTGGCCCGGCCGAACCCGCGTATGGGCGGCAACGAATTCTTCGAAGCGCTCTATGGCCACCTGCTGATCTCCGGCAATGCCTTCGTCGAGGGCGTGCGGATCGGCGGGACGCTGCGCGAACTGCACCTTCTGCGGCCCGACCGGGTGAGGGTGCTGGAGGGGCGCGACGGCTGGCCGGAGGCCTACGAATATCGCGCGGGCGGCCATGCGCGGCGATATCCCGCTGCTGCGGACCCGGCCGGCAATGAGGGGGCGGCCGTGCTCCATCTGCGGCTGTTTCATCCACTCGACGATCATCTGGGTTTTGCGCCGCTGGAGGCTGCCTCCGTCGCGCTCGACCTCTCCAACGCGGCAGCGCACTGGAACAAGGCGCTGCTCGACAATTCGGCGCGTCCCTCCGGCGCGCTCGTGTATCAGCCGAAGGACGGCGGCAATCTCGCCCCCGACCAGTACGAACGACTGAAGGCGGAACTGGAGGAGGGCTATTCCGGACCGGCGCGTGCCGGTCGACCGATGCTTTTGGAAGGCGGGCTGGACTGGAAGGCGATGGGCATGAGCCCGCGCGAGATGGACTTCGTCGAGGCGAAGAACGGGGCGGCGCGCGACATCGCGCTGGCCTTCGGCGTGCCGCCGATGCTGATCGGCATTCCTGGTGATGCGACCTATGCCAACTACCAGGAAGCCAACCGCGCCTTCTGGCGCCTGACGGTGCTGCCACTGATTTTCCGCACCGCTTCCGCCCTGTCGGGGTGGCTGTCGGAGGGGCGGGAAACGGCGCTGCGGCTGGCGCCGGACCTCGACCAGGTATCGGGGCTTTCGGCCGAGCGCGGCGAACTGTGGTCGCGGGTCGGCGCGGCGACCTTCCTCAGCGACGAGGAGAAGCGGCAGGCGGTGGGATACTGACGTCCATCAGGGGCGTGTCTTCTGTCTGAAATTCATGGGATGCGGGTCGAGGTCTGAAATCGCCAAAGGGGCGGTTGAATCGGTTTCTCAGCCGCTTGAACCGATCTCACAGCGGCGTCCGCCAGGGGATTCAAAAGATTCGGAAATTTCCGGGAGGCGCGACGCCGCAGCTTGCCGGGCGGGGCGGCATTGCGCTCGCCTGCGGGAACCGGACGGGATCAGATTAATCGGAAAGGCTTAACGATGGCTGACTTCGGAAACGACGCGCCGCTCTGGGGCGCGCGCTGGGTCGGCTCGGCGGCGGGTGCCGCCGTGTCGCTCGTCTACATGCTGCCCAAGGGCCGCCGCGAGGCCGCCTCGCGCTTCGTCACCGGCCTCACCTGCGGGATAATCTTCGGCGGCCCGACCGGGGTGTGGATCGCCACCCGCCTCGACATCATCGCCTTCATCTCCCGCTACGAGATGACGCTTGCAGGCTCCGCTGCCGCCAGCCTTTCGGCCTGGTGGGGGCTGGGCGTGCTGATGCGGGCGGCAGAAAGGATGAAGGGCTAGAAGGCTGAGGCTGGCCGCCGGCGGTTCCGGTCTTGTGTCGCGCTGGTTTCCGGCCGCCACCTGCTGGCTCCCTTTGCCCCTGATCCGCCTGCCGGCACCGTCTCCCCGCAGGCCGGGAGGGCGGCGGCGTTTGGGTTCCTTTCTGCGGACCGGCGGTTGCCTTCTGCCCCTTTCGGCGGGGTTCGTTCCAACATCGGAGACTTCTCATGACGACTGACGGGCTGCCGGTCTGGCGGACGAAGAAATATGCGGACCTGACGTTGTCCGGCGTGACCGGGGACGGGGTGTTTTCGGGGTATGCCAGCGTGTTCGAGGAGGTGGACCTGGGCAAGGATGCGATCCAGCCCGGCGCCTTTTCAAGATCGCTGCAGAAACGCGGGGCGGCGGGCGTGCGCATGCTGTTCCAGCACGACCCGAACGAGCCGCTGGGCCGCTGGCGAACGATCCGCGAGGACGGGCGCGGGCTCTATGTCGAGGGCGTCCTTTCGCCCGGCGTGGCACGCGCCCGCGAGGTGCATCAGCTGATGAAGAGCGGTGCGCTCGACGGCCTGTCGATCGGCTTCCAGACCGTTCGCTCGCGGACCGACCGCGTAAGCGGGGTGCGGCGCATCCTCGAGGCGGACCTGTGGGAGATCTCGATCGTGACCTTTCCGATGCTGCCCTCGGCGCGGGTCTCGAACGTCAAGAATGCGCGGTGGTTCCGCGATCGCGAAACCGAGCTGGTCCGCACCATGCGGCGGGCGGCGCGGATGATGAAACGCTAGAGCAATTCCGGTGAAATCCGCTTCACCGGAATTGCTCTAGATCCTTATTTTTCCCCGCATTTCCAGCCGAAGCGATGCCGCTTCGGCTGGAAATGCTCCAGCCAAAAGGAAGACGCAATGAGGATGGAAAGCACGACCACCGCGCCGGCGATGACCCCCGCGCCCGAGACCAAGGCGGCGCCCGAGACGATGACGGCGGCCTTCGACGACTTCATGGAGGCCTTCGAGGCGTTCAAGGAGACGAATGACCGCAGGCTCGGCGAGATCGAACAGAAGCTTACGGCCGACGTCGTCACCCGCGACAAGCTGGAGCGCATCAACAAGGCGATGGACGAGCACAAGCGCACGCTCGACCAGATGGCGCTGAAGAAGGCGCGGCCGGCGCTTTCGCGCGGCAGCGACAGCATCGAGGCGGCCGAGCACAAGCAGGCGTTCTCCGCCTATATCCGCCGCGGCGACGAGGCGGGGCTGCGCGAGCTCGAGGGCAAGGCGATGTCGGTCGGTTCCGCCGCCGATGGCGGCTACCTGGTGCCGGCCGAGACCGATACCGAGATCGGCCGCCGACTTTCGGCGGCATCGCCGATCCGGGCGCTTGCCACCGTCCGGCAGGTTTCCTCTGCCGTCCTGAAGAAGCCGTTCTCGACGAGCGGCATGGCGGCCGGCTGGGTGGCCGAGACCGCGGCGCGTCCACAGACCGGAACGGTGCAGCTTGCCGAGCTCGCCTTCCCGACCATGGAACTCTACGCCATGCCGGCGGCGACGGCGGCCTTGCTCGACGACGCGGCCGTCGATGTCGAAAGCTGGATCACCTCAGAGGTCGACGTCGTCTTCGGCGAACAGGAGGGCACCGCCTTTGTTTCCGGCGACGGGGTCAACAAGCCAAAGGGCTTTCTGAGCTATACCAACGTCGCCGACAACGACTGGGCCTGGGGCAGTATCGGCTACATCGCCACCGGCAATGCCGGCGCGTTCAAGGCGGCCGGCCCGTCCGACACGCTGGTAGATACGATCTACGCGCTGAAGGCGGGGCACCGCCAGAACGCCTCCTTCGTGATGAACCGCAAGGTGCAGGCCGAGATCCGCAAGTTCAAGGACGCCGACGGCAACTATCTCTGGCGCCCGCCGGCCGGACCCGGCCAGCAGGCCTCGCTGATGGGCTTCCCGCTTGCGGAGGCGGAAGACATGCCCGATATCGCCGCAAACAGCTTCTCGATCGCCTTCGGCGACTTCCGCGCCGGCTATCTCGTCGTCGATCGCACCGGCGTGCGCGTGCTGCGCGATCCCTATTCCGCCAAGCCCTACGTGCTCTTCTACACGACAAAGCGCGTGGGCGGCGGCGTGCAGAATTTCGAGGCGATCAAGCTGGTGAAATTCGCCGCAAGCTGAGGCGGGCGGCCCGCAACCATTAGCCCCGATCGGCGTTTCTCCCGAATGCATCGTACCGGCGGGTATCCCCCAAGCCGCCGGTATGAGGGGTGGATGCGGAAGACCTCCCGCCGCATCCACCCGCCTCCGCTCCGCCGTCACGCGCCTGATGTGACCCTGCGGGCGAAGCCATCGCTCATCCCTCCCAATCGCGAGCCCTTCCATGACCATTGTCGAACTCTCTCCGCCGGGTGCGGAGCCGATAACGCTTGCCGAGGCGCGGGCGCACCTGCGCCTCGACGACAACGCCGAGGACGACCTGCTGGAAGCCCTCATCCGCACCGCGCGTGAGCATCTGGAGCAGGTGACCGGGCTGGCGCTGATTGCGCGCAGCTTCCGCCTCTATCTCGACGCCTGGCCCACGAGCCGGATGATTCAGATCGTCAAGGGGCCGGTGCAAGCAATTGACAGCGTTACGGTTTACGACGAGGCCGGGCTGCCTCTGGAGCTCGCCTTGTCCGGTGCCGTGCTCGACGGCGCGGCCCGGCCGGCACGGCTGATGCTGCCCGACCTGCCGGCGCCCGGACCGGCGCTGAACGGCATCGAGATCGACTTCACCGCCGGCTTCGGCGAGGCGGGCGCCGATGTGCCCGATACCCTGAAACGGGCGCTGCTGACGCATGTGGCGGCCATGTTCGAGCTGCGCGGTGTCGTCTCGCCCGGCGACCAGCCGGGCGCGGTGCCACCGGGCTACGAGCGGCTGGTCGCACCTTTCCGCATCCGGAGGCTGTGATGGAGCGCGTTGCCTTCGATCCCGGCGTCTTCACCGCAAGGCTGACGCTGGAGCGCTCGGTGGAGACGCCGGACGGGCAGGGCGGCGTCAGCCGGACCTATGCCGCGTTCGGTTCCGCCTGGGCACGGATCGAGCCGGTGTCCGCGGGCCGCAGCGCGGCGGCGGATGCCTATCCGATGCGGGTGACGCACCGGATCTGGCTGCGCCACCGCGGCGACCTTACAACCGGAGTGCGCCTGAGAAAGGGCGCCCGCCTCTTCGACATCAGGACGTTTCGCGATCCCGACGAGAGCCGGCGCTATGTCGTCTGCGACTGCGAGGAGATGGAACGATGAGCGCCGCATCCGCCCTGCAGAAGGCGATCCACGACAGGCTCGCCGGCGACGCCGCTCTGACGGCGCTGATCGGCGCCGGCGGCATCTGCGACCGGCTTCTGGACCGGCAGCGCCTGCCGGTTGTCGTCATCGAGGCGATCGAGAGCCGCGACCATTCGACCGCGACGGAGGCGGGCGAGGAGCATTTCATAACGCTCGCCGCCTGGTCGAAGGCGGACGGGCACCGGGAGGCGCAGGCCATAGCAGCTAGGCTGCATGCCCTGCTGCATGACGCCGAAATTCCCGTCGCAGGCGTCGCCCTCGTCAGCCTGCTGCACCGCGCGACGCGGTTCGGCCGCGACAGGGGTAAGCCGTTCCATCGCGCCGAGCTGCGCTTCCGCGCCGTGACGGAGTGAGAATTGTCGCTGAGGGCGCCGCTGCGCGCCGCTTTGACCGAACCGGATGTGTATCCAACTTGAAAGGAGTGGCGCATGGTGGCGCAAAAGGGACGCGACCTTCTAATGAAGGTCGAGGACGGCGGAGGCCATGTGACGGTCGCGGGGCTGCGCTCCAAGCGCCTGTCCTTCAACGCGCAGGCGGTCGATGTGACGGACGCGCAGTCGGCCGGGCGATGGCGCGAGCTTCTGGGCGGCGCGGGCGTGCAGCGCGCATCCGTCTCAGGGAGCGGGATCTTCAAGGACCAGGCGTCTGACGCGCTGGTGCGCGCGGCGTTCTTCGCGGGAACCGTTCTCTCATGGCAGCTGGCGATTCCCGATTTCGGCACGGTGACGGGGCCCTTCCAGATCACCGCGCTCGAATATTCCGGGTCGCACGACGGGGAGGTTCTGTTCGAAATCGCCCTGGAATCGGCCGGGGCGCTTGCGTTCGGAGCAGCGTGATGACGGGGCGGGCCAATCGACGACGCGGCGAGATCGAGGCGGTGCTGGACGGCGAGCGCCGCATCCTCTGCCTGACGCTCGGCGCGCTGGCGGAACTGGAGACGGCGTTCGCCATCGATAGCCTGAACGAATTGGCAGCCCGGTTTTCGCGCGGGGCCATCGGCGCCCACGACATCATCCGCATCGTCGGCGCGGGCCTTCGCGGCGGTGGCAACCTTTATAGCGACGAGGACGTGGCCGCCATGACGGCGGAGGGCGGAATTCAAGGATTCGCACGCATCGTCGCCGAACTGCTGTCCGTGACCTTCGCCCCGCCGGGAAGCGAAAACGGATCGCGTGAGGCCGGCGGGACGAGCGTGGCGGCGGCGGGCGATGCCACCCGAAACCCTCCGCCGCCGCATCCGGGGAACGGCTGAGCCAGGCGGCAGCGCCCTTTCCCTGGAGGGCGGCGCTGCATGAGGGGCTTTGCCGGATGCGGCTGGATCCGAAGACGTTCTGGGCGATGACGCCGCTGGAACTGGCGATCGCGTGCGGCCTGCATGGCGAAGCGCCGGCAGGTGGCGCACCAGATCGCAACGCCCTGCTGGCGCTGATGCGCAGCTATCCCGATCGCGAGCGCGGATCGGACCCGGCGGGCGGCGGGCCGCGGGGAGGCGGTTGAGTGAGACGGTTGATTGGCCTGCCGGCGCGCGCAGGGCCAATCCGCTGTATCGCCGCGGGGTGTGTGATCTGCCCGCTGGCGTCCGTCCAAATTCTCAAAACGAGCGAAGGGAGTAATCGCGATGGCGGAATTGGATGATCGGCCGCTGGCCGGCACCGTCGAGAGTGCCGAGGCCTTGCGCGACGTGTTCGACGACCTGGAGACGCGCTCCCGTTCTTTCGGCGCCGCGCTGACGACAGCGCTCAAGGGCGCGACGGTGGACGGGCGCGGGCTCGAGGACGTACTGAAGGGATTGGCGCTGCGGATCAGCGATATCGGCCTTTCTGTAGGGTTGAAACCGCTGGAGGGTGTCATCGGTTCGGCACTGTCGGGTCTTGGCGGCAGCGTCACGCCGTTTGCCAAGGGCGGGGTCGTCGCCGCGCCCACCTATTTTGCCGCGGCTGCCGGGACGGGCGGCGGCCTTGGCCTGATGGGCGAAGCGGGTGCGGAGGCGATCCTGCCGCTGCAGCGCGGGCCGGACGGTGTGCTGGGCGTTGCCGCAGGCGGCGGCGGGGCGACGAACATCGTCTTCAACGTGAGCGCGACCGACGCGGCGAGCTTCACGCGCTCGCAGGGTCAGGTGGCGGCCATGCTGACGCGCGCGGTCGGTCGCGGCCGGCGCAGCCTTTGAAGATCGCGGGGGAATCACCATGACCGGATTTCACGACGTCCGCTTTCCCTTGCGGATCGCGCTCGGCACCAGCGGCGGCCCGGTGCGGCGCACCGACATCGTCTCGCTTTCCAACGGGCGGGAGAACCGCAACCGCCGCTGGCACAATGCAAGGCGGCACTACGACGCCGGTTCCGGCGTGCGCTCGATCGACGATCTCTATGCGGTGCTCGCCTTCTTCGAGGCGCGGGCGGGCCAGCTCTACGGCTTCCGCTTTCGCGATCCCGTCGATTTTAAGTCCTGCGCGCCGGCCGAGGCGATCTTGCCCACCGATCAGCACGTCGGCACCGGCGACGGCGAAACAGCGGGCTTCCAGCTCGTAAAGGTCTATCGCGACGCGGGCGGGGCAATGACGCGGGTGATTGCCAAGCCCGTGCAGGGCAGCGTGAGCGTGTCGGTCGACGGAGTGCAAGCGCCGGCAGCCGACTATGCGGTCGACCACGACAGCGGCGTGGTCACGTTTTCTGCCGGTGCCATTCCCGCTGAAGGACAGGTCGTGCGGGCCGGTTTCGAGTTCGACGTGCCTGTCCGCTTCGATACCGACCGGATCGACATCGATCTCGCGCAGTTCAGCGCCGGTCGCATCCCCTCGATCCCGCTGGTGGAAGTATTGCCATGAGACAGATCCCGGCCGATCTTGCCGTTCACCTGCTAAACGACGCCACGACCCTGTGCCAGTGCTGGCGCTTGACCCGGCGCGACGGAGCCGTGCTGGGTTTCACCGAGCACGACCGCGACCTTGCCTTTGCCGGCCTGACGTTTCACGCGGCGAGCGGCTTCCAGGCGAGCGATGCGGAAGCCGGATCGGGCCTTGCCGCGGAGGCGAGCGAGATCGCCGGCGGCTTTTCCTCCAGCGCGATCAGCGAGGCCGATCTCGTCGCCGGCCGCTACGACGGGGCGCAAGTCGAGGTCTTCCTCGTGGACTGGCAGGAGCCCGCACGGCGCATGCTGCTGCGAACCGGCGAGATCGGCGAGGTGACGCGGGCGGGGGCGGCCTTTCGCGCCGAGCTGAGACGGATGACCCATGCCCTCGACCAGGTGAAGGGCCGCATCTACGGCCATCGCTGCGACGCTATCCTCGGCGATGCGCGCTGCGGCGTCGCTCTCGAGACGGGCGAACTGCGGGCGGACGGCGTGGTGACGGAGGTCCTCGACGAGCGGCGATTGCGGGTATCGGGTCTCGACGGCTTTGCCACGCGCTTCTTCCGCTACGGGGTGCTGACCTTTGCCGGCGGGGAAAACGCCGGGCTGTCCGCCGACGTCGAGGATCATCGGAAGGCAGACCATGCGGTGGAACTGACGCTGTGGCTGCCGATGGCGCTGCCGATTGCCGCGGGCGACGGGTTTTCGGTCGTCGCCGGCTGCGACAAGAGCTTTGCGACCTGCCGGGCGAAGTTCCAGAACCACCTCAATTTCAGGGGCTTTCCTTTTCACGGTTTGGGGCATTTCGTTGAAAAACGTATGTATGGAACCCTGATGGAATCCTTCGGGCAAAGAGTGATGGCATTCTAAGCTGCCTAGTATCCCCGGGGGTTAGGGGCAGGCAGCCCCGGCCTTCGTAAAAAGCGCGCGCAGCGCACAATTTTCCTGACTAAACGACAAATAATGCACGAAACGACTTGCGTCAAGTTGATGATTTTGCTAAGTTTTCTTCACGGGAGCAGGGATGTATCTCGTGGCGGATTAGAATTTTGCAAGGCATTGGCGGTCTAACTTGGCCGCTTTGGCGACGTCGGTGTTGCGACGGCCGGAGATATTGGTATGCCCGCTGATTCGGGCGCATTTTAATCATGCAGTTAGTGTAACTGTTATCGGTGATCCGACAGCTCGTTTGTGACTTCGCGAACCTTAGAATCCTTCCACCGCACACCTACCCCATAGTATTTTCCCGTGGCGACATCACCCCAGCCCGTAAATTCTACATTGTTGGCTTCATACCACGAACGGAGCTGCTCGTAGGACGGGCGGGACATCTTTCCGCGCTCCAGGTTTTGAATGACGGCTACGGTTAACCCCGCGGCCTTCGCAACCTCCGCCTGTTCTTTCGCCATTAACGCCCGTGCGGCACGGAACGGAACCGAAAGCTGGACGGCAGGAAATTTGTTTTTCACCGCGGTTTCCACGTCGGGGCTGAGCGGAGAGGCTAAACTAGCTCCCGCGCGAACGACGTGCTTCCCGATCGATGTCTCACCTAAGAATTCGATGCCTCGGCTAACGTAAAAATCCACCAACTGCAGATTTGTTTCGAGCAGTACGGCTTCCGAGTTCTCAGCTGCCGAAACTGACCGCTGCGTAGTCTTAGCACCCGCAGCTGCTTCCCGCTGCGAGAGGTCTAAAAGTGCACGAGCGGCACGAAGGCTATCGGCAGGAGCGGGAGTCCTCATTTAACCGACAAGCCGGTCTAAGAAAAAAATGTCAATAAATGGATATGATGTCTTTAATAGCTTCAAAAACGCGGTATATAGACGTGTCTGATATACAGCGCGATATCAAAAAAATTGGAGCTTAGATGACAGCGTCTGATTCGGCTTTTGTTGCCTGGAATGGGGTGTCGAGGTCCCTGCTAATTGACCGTCTTCGGCGTCTCGCTAATGACCTCGAAGACATCGATCGATGCCTGGAGGCGCGGGCACCACGAGCTGCAATGAATAGCTGGACCGTGGGGAGGCGATTTGTGCCGTGTCTTGTTGGACGTCCGCTCAGTCACCCCGCCATACCCGATGGCAAACCGGCTTGCTCGAGCGAACTCTTCTATTTCGATCCTGAACGCGGAGTCGCACGAACAATGTCCCGCTGGTATCGTCTCGGCACGAGGGTCGAGCCAGACTACTGGGCTGAGCGCCTGGCGGGCCGGTCATGAAGGCCTGGATTTTCTCTGACCTTCACACGGAGTTCGAACCGGACGTCGCCCCGCTCGCGGTGCCCGACGCTGACGTCTGCATTTGCGCGGGAGACGTCTGCGACGGCGGCCCGGCGAGGAGCGTCGTCTATTTGGGCGAACATGTCTCGCGGTTCATGCCTGTAATTCTGGTTCCCGGCAATCACGAGTACTACCGCAGCTCGATTGTCGAAGGACTGAAAGAAGCGCTGGAAACGGCTGCCGAGCGCTACCCTGAGGTCCACGTGTTGAGCCGCAGCGCCGTAACAGTTGGCGGGTTTCGTTTCGTCGGCGCAACGTTGTGGGGCGATTTCAACCTTTACGGCAACATGAATTGGGCGCTCTACAGCGCACAAAACCAGCTGAACGACTATCGCAAAATCAAGATGTCGAAGGAACCGTTTCGGCGGTTCACCGCAGGCCATGCAAGCGCCTTCAATCATAGGGACAAGCACTTTATCCGGTGCACTCTTGATGAGCCATACGCGGGTCCAACTGTCGTCGTGACGCACCATGCGCCGAGTGTTCTTTCCCTTGCTCCCGAATTCGTCGGGGACCCATTGACGCCGAGTTTCGTCTCCAATCTCGAACCGGACATCGCCAATTACCAACCTCTCGCATGGATTCACGGCCACCTGCACAATCGCAGCGACTACTGCATCGTAGACACCCGAGTAGTCTGCAATCCGCGTGGTTATCCCGACGAGCTGGTTCCCGACTTCGATCCAAGTCTTGTGATCGACCTGGGAGTTCACTGAGTTGGCTAGACGTTCTGACAAGAGGTTTCGCTGCCCGTGGAAGCTGTCGAAGCCGAACGACGATCCCTACCTAACCTTGCCGGTTTACCTCGCCTATTGCGGGATCGCGGCGGCGCTTCGACTTCGGAACCGACAGAACTCGAAGTTCATCGCGATCCTCCGAGTCCATGATTGCTATTTGCCGGTTCACTCCCAGGCCGCTGAGGTCTTTCTGATGGGGCTCTGGCAGGAGCGCGACTACAATCCGTGCATCAGCGCTTGGGATGAAAAACGCCACAGGGACCAAGTCGTCGCCCTGAACAAGGATCAGGCGATTTTCTTTGCGGTGCCAGGGCAGCCGCTCGACACCGAGGCGTGGCTTCTCGCGGATGCCGTGGTGAGCGTCGCGCCCCCGACCAGAAGGCAGGCAGAGGCCGCGCTGCGGCGTTTCGGAATTCCAGTGACCGAGAGGGACGTCGAAATCCTGATTTCGGAGTCTTGGTCTCGACTACATCATGCTTTTCAGACCCGTCGTCATCCGGCCGCTGCGCTGGAACGACTGCGGCAGTATCCGCGCACCCCACCTATCGCGACGAACAATGAACCCGGCGGACCGACGCTCGACGAAATGCATGGGTTTGGATCGCTTCTCGATTGGGGGCGCGATCTCGCAATCGACCTCGAGGAGTACAAGGCAGGACGAATCCCGTGGGAGGAAGTCGACGCCGGTATCTTAATTTCCGGGCCGCCCGGTTCGGGGAAGACGATGTTTGTCGGGGCACTGGCGAGGACCTGCGGCGTTCCCCTCATTTACGGTTCGGTTTCCAGCTGGCAGACGGCGGGTGCGCTGGATGAGCATTTGAAGGCAATGCGTGCCTCTTTCGAGGAGGCCAAGGCCAAAGCTCCCGCTATCCTGTTTGTCGACGAGGTCGATACGTTTGGAGACCGAAGTGAGACGGATCGGAACCGTGGCTACATGCGGGCCGTGATTGCCGCCTTTCTCGAGTTGCTGGACGGTTTCAAGCGGCGCAAGGGGGTAGTCGTCGTCTCGGCGTGCAACAACCCGGAACAGATCGACCCGGCAATCCGCAGGGCGGGCAGGCTTGGTCAGCATTTTGAGGTGACGCTGCCTGACGACAATGCCAGGCTTTCAATCCTGAAGTATTACAGCGGCATCGAACTCGATCCGAATCAGGCAGAGCAGTTCACCCTCGCGACCGAACGTTACTCCGGAGCCGACATCGAGCAAATTGTAAGATTTGCCAAGCGATCGGCGCGCCGAAGAAAGCAAGACTTCGCTGGCGAGCACATTGTCGGGGAATTACCGCCGGCACCGGAGCTTCCGGCCGAATACCTTCGTTCCGTCGCCGTCCACGAGGCCGGACATGCCATTGTCGCTGTTGAGCTCGGGTTCGGTGAACTGGTGAACGTCAAGATTGCCAGCTACGCCATCCCGGGCAACGGCAATCAGGTCGGCGGGGCGATCTACGCGATGCCGCGGCACATGCGCAGGACCAGAGCTGCCTACCTTGACGATATCGCGGTGTCGTTGGGAGGCATCGCTGCCGAAACGGTAGTGTTCGATGCGTTCTTCGACGGTGCGGCAGGTTCCCATAACGCCGACCTGAATACTGTGACCAGAATCGCAACCCTCTTGGAGGCCGGTCTCGGCATGGGGCACACGCTGGTGGTGGCGGACAACGCCGTGAGCCGCCTCGAGGCACTCCGCGCCAGCGACCCTGGTCTGCGGAAGCGTGTGCACGATGTCATCGCCAACGAGTTCGAGCGGGCAAAAGAGATCATCAGAAATCGGCGTGCCGCATTGGACGAGATAGCCGGCCGCTTAATCCACGCGAAATCGCTATCTGGTGATGATGTCCGCGACATCATCGAAAGACACCGCCGACCGACGGTAAGCCTCGCGAAGCTTCCACGCAGCTTGGGGTCACAGGCATGAAAAAGAAGCGTCGATCACGAAAAGGGCGAGGCTCTCGCTCGGCCGAGTCGAAGCGGGGAGCGGAACGACGCGCTGAAAAGCGCTCGTTCGGGTCTGGTCTCGACGAGGTCGGGTTTCGGCCACTCGGGCGTCGTATCCTGGTCTCCAAACCACGATCCGTTGATGAGCGGGCAAAAGCCGAGAGGGAAACCAAAACTTCGGCTCCGATCGACGGCCCCGGGCCCTATGCCGACGACCCACTGGGCTACGATACCAGCGATCCTTCGTGGGGCCGGAGAGCGGCCGAACATGCCTTGTCGGGTGCGGACAAGGACGCGATCGAGAAGGAGGTCCGTGAGGCGTTACGGCGATGGGGGCTGAGCAAGTAACGGATAATCGAGCGGACGTTTTGTTTGGGAGTTCGCCGTTCAAAACCTCGTCTGTTGGTCACCTCAAGATAGCAGGCGTGTCATACGCTTTCTTTGCCGGCTCGAATGACAGGGGCACGAACGTTCGACGTCCCGACGCCTGAAGCTTTCTTGCCGATCGGCTCGCCAATCTCGGGTTGACCGTCAAGTCGGCGCTTTAGAAATGGAGCGTCGGCTCCGCCGCTATGATATGATCAACTCTGCTGAACCGAGGGAGGTGTGAATGCGTAGCCTTTTACTCACCCTTTCTGCAGGAGCGCTCTCGGCGTCGATCGCTACTGCCGCGGAGCCCATGATCTTCCATACCGCGAATTTCGGTGGCGACACCGTCGTCAGCCTCGGCCTCATTGGCTATCGCCTGTCTAACCAGGCCGAATACGACTACGACGTGCTGATTTCGCTGTCGCAGAAGCACTTCAAGAGCGGCGACGTCTACAGCGATCCCGGCCGGCATCGGGCATTTGTGAGGTGTTCCGATCCCGCCAAAGTTTCGGTCAGAGGGGTGGACTATGCGGTGTCCACATCCTTGGCCCGTGGGACCGACTGGAAGTCTGATCTCTGGGTCGCTGTCTGCCGCCCTTCCGTCTCATAGGGATTATCGGTTCGCCCGCTATCGCGACGACCAATGTACCAGACATCGATGGGCTCTCGCCTGCCGTGAAGCATGGCAAGTGGCTGCTTTACCCAAGCTGCGTACGGTACCGTTGAGTGCAGGTGGGAGATCACGTCGGACGAGACGACCAGGGGCGTCGCGAGTGATTTCGCCATCGTTTCCAGACGCTGCGCTACGTTGACCGTGTCCCCGATGACGGTGAACTCGCTGTGACACCCGCTGTCCAAAACGCCCCCAACGACGGTGCCATAGTGGAGTCCGATGGCCGCATGCAGCGCCGGAAGGCCGTTTCGGTTGCTGTGGCGCTTCCAGTCAGTCAAGGCATCTACGAGTTCGAGGGCACATGCGAGTGCGCGGTCCGCGTCTTCCTCGGTTGGTTTCGGATGACCGAAGACGGCCATGACGCCGTCCCCCATAAATTTGTCCACGGTCCCGCCGTGCTCGAAAATGGTTTGAGAAACGAGCTGTCGATACTCTCCGAGTACGAATGCCAACTCAGGAGCGGGGGCGGTTTCGGCGAAGCTTGTAAAGTCGCGCAAGTCGACAAACATGATCGCAGCATTCCGCCGTTGCAAACCGAGGGCGTCGCCGCGTTCCTGAAGTTCCCCGACAACAAATGGCGAGAAGAAGCGGGAGAGATTGAGGCGTCGCCGATCCGCCTTTATCGCCTCTCTTCGCGTTCGGTCGTGATCCCTAGCCAAAAGATAGATCGCAAATGCGGTAAAGCCGAAGCTGACAGTGAGGCCGAGGTCCTGGTTCAGGAACGAGGCGAGCAAGGAGGCGACGTCATCAGCCGGGTGGCGGGCAGCTGTGATCGCCAACATCGTTACCCAGGACGTGAGTACGATTCCCGAGAAGACGAGCACCAGCCGTCGGTCCAGCTTCAGGCCGATGTGAACGAGCAGGATGAAGGCAACGACGAGACCGGATGTGGTCAGGTTGTGGTTTTCGCTGACTGGGCCGCCCAAAATGTGGGCGTACAGCAGCAGCGCGACCAGCAGGGCGTCCAGCACGACAAACAAAGTGTTCAGCCAGCTATTGCGTGCCAGGAAACGGGTGGTGGCTACAGAAGCAACGCTGATACCGAGGTAGACGACAACGACCACGTGATGTGTGGTCATGGCTCCCTCGTTGCCTCCGAGCACGAGGTTGGCAACCAGAATCGCAAACGCCACGAACCGCAACAGGATCGAACGTGTCTCCCGATCTGAATCCCAGTCGGGGTGGAGCGAAGACTTCAT